ACTGAAACTTTTTTTCCAATTGTATATTTTGAAACTAAATTGTATTCCCCCTTGTCTCTATGTGGAATAACTTTAATTTGGTTCATAGGACATACATCTTGAAATCTTTCTGGATCAACCATTGTAACCAAACCCCAATCTTGAAGGAGATATGCAATGCGATTACGACGCTGGATGTCATTAACTGTTAAATTATTATACTTACCATCAAGAAGAAATAGTTCTTTAAAACTTACAAGATAGTACTTACTCTTTTTGTGTAAAATGTGAACTGATTGATACAGTGTCTGCTCCTTTTTTGATAGAACTCCAACTCTAGATAAAGTTTCTTTAGTTTTTAAGAAATCGTCTGGTTCTGCTAATTTTACTTCAAGCATCATATCTGGGGTCCATTCAACCCGGTTTTCATAATTGTTATTCATATCATTCAGGTCCAAAATTTTCAAGTTTATTCTTTATATAGTCAATTTGGTCTTTTGATAAGAGTTTTAATGCCTGATATGCCTTATCATTACTACATTTATAGTACTGCTTTATATAAGTAATATCATCTAACTTATCGTGCTTAACCCAAAAATGAAGCCGCTTTCTCTTTCTAATACTATTCAATAGAAATGCGTACTGAATATCTTTATCTAGGAAATGTCTAGAATTCATTTCATTGGAAAATAGTAAACAATCTATTTGATGTGATAATGATTTATTTACAATATATGGATTGTAAACATTACTTTCCCGAGTATCCAATAAATTTTCTTTTGTTTCAGAAATACTTTTTACCCAATCAAAAGGATTGTCGCTCATAGAAACTCACAATCAGACATTATCTCAACTAAACAAGCTAAAAGATTTATTTCACTATCAGAAACAAAAGAATTTTTATATTGATAATCTGCAATGTGAATAATCGCAGAAGGTAATGTAGATGGTACTACAGCAATGTTTAGTCCATCATACACCTGTCGGTATAATTTACTTACATCATTATCAATATTTTGAGTGGTCCATTTTTTAACTTCCCGGAAGTTACGTTCCTTCATAAATCCCATAAGTTCTTCAATATTTTTTTGAGATGATGAACCAATAGAACCAATATCTAGTTTACCGGTGGAGGTATACCTCTGCAATTCATTGAGTGTTCGTCTAAAGTCTGGAAAATATTTTTGTACTAGTTCAACTAATACCTTTTTTTCATATTCAATTCCTTCTTTACTCAAAATATCTTCTAGTCTTTGAAAAAATTCAAGAGCCAGTTTTGGTTTCTCTTTTGGTGGAATAATAAACTCTAATACCGAACATCTGGAATGAAGTGGAGGTAAGATTTTATTTTTATAATTGCAAGTAAATATAAAAATACAATTTTTTTGTAGCTTTTCTATCGCACCACGAAGAGCTAATTGTGCGTCGTGAGTTACATTGTCGGCTTCATCGATTAATAAAATTTTCTTTCCGGTATTGGTAAGTGATACTGTTGATGCATAAGATTGAACTTTATTTCTGATGGTATCAATAAATCTTCCTTCCTCAGATCCATTAATCATCATAAAGTCCATCTTTAGCTCTTTTGATAATGCAAGAATACAACTTGTCTTACCCATTCCTTGATTTCCAGAAAGAATAAGATTTGGAAGTTCTTTTTTATCTCTAGCTTGAATTAAAAAGTCTTTAATAGACCTTGGAAGAATACATTCTTCAATTGTAGATGGTGCGTATTTGTTTACGAAAAGAAAATCATCCAGCATAATTAATCATCCACAAAGGTTTTCTATTTGGTATACGTAGATAGTTATGTTGAGCCCATGGTTTTGACGCCACATATCGTTGATACGCTTCTACATCACTAATGGTAGTATCTAACTTAAAATTATCAGGCATTGCTCTCACAAATGATTTTACATTTTTATAAATCCCAATGTCTTCATTAGTGTGTTGTGTGAAAATATCTTCTGCAGTAGAAAGTGCATCAAGACAAGAATGAATTTTTCCATACCTATGTCTATACTCATTACATAAAGCATACCCGTGGCGAATTAACCAAGCAAGATTTTCATAAGATTTTGCGGCCCAACTAGTACAAGGGTGATTTCTAAACGCACCTTTTTCGGTTTTATAAGGCGTTCCGTCTTTTTTAGGAAGGGTTCCCCAATTATGATACCAAGGACTATAAATCACAGAAATGATTTGACAAGTTTCTAAACCCATCTTTGTTACATGACGGTCAGGAAGTGCTGCAGCAGAAAGAACAGGACATTCATCAACTATAAAAATATTCATAATAAAAAAATAATCAAAATTAAGAAATAAAATTACTATCGCTCTCTAGTCCAATAAAATAAGTCAAATTAAAATTTTGATTTGTGAATTGCGATATAAGTTGCTTTGATATACTTACCTCATAATTTCCAGGAATAATTTTAAGATTTTCGGTTTTAAAATTCATTCTAAATTCTTCGCCAGTTTCTCCAACTACAATAGAAACTTCATTTGAAGACGAGTTTTCTTTTTGACTAATTTGAAGAGAAATTTCTCCATTTTCACCAACAACTGAAAAATCGGGAAGACCAAATACACTAGATGCCTTAAGTAGTTTTTCAAATTGGTCTTCAGTAAGAATGAAGCACACATCTTTAGATGGAAGTTTTATATCTCTATTTTCTGCTGCAACAATAAGAGTTGGATCAGTAAGTCTATATTTAATCCTATGAGTTCCCTGTTTAATTAAGATGCAATTGTTCTTAGTAAATTCTAATGTAGGATTATCATATAACTTAAGTCCGTTCAAAAATTGATTTAAATCATAAATTGCAAATGAATTTTCAAATTCTTCTTCAACCTCCGCAACAGCTGCAATATTTCCAGATACCGCAATAGTTCTAATCGTATTTCCCTCACGAATATAGATGCTAGGATTAATACTAGAGAAGTTCTTTAAAATGGTAATCGTATTTGGTGTAAGTTTCATAATAATCAGCGATTGAATTCAGATAGTCCATTATCTTTACGAGTATAATGTCCGTCAAAGTGAAGTAGTAGCATAGCATAATGAATGACTTTCATCAAGTCCCGCTTGTTACGCCCATCCTTGTCACCATACCGAGAACCGTACTTCAAGATGTTTGCCTGACAGAAACCTGTTGCCAGTTTTTTTGCTGCCATCAGGTCAATAGTCTGGATATCAGCATAACCATCACTATCACCACAATAATGTCCGTGATAGGTGCTGGTTACATAATTTTCAACATCCTTAAGGATTTTATCTTCATTATATTTCCAAAGATGGTTTGGTTTATCCGTCATAATGGGAGTTTTTGTCAAATCAACATATCCAGAGTGTTCGTTCATAGTCATTTTATACTCAAGTGATTGCCTTTCATTTTCGGCATTAGGAAAATCCATTATAAAGTAAAACTAGATTTACCTTTTTAGTGTACCTCAAATTGGAATTTTAGTCAACTGAAAACTTTACTGAACCCGTTTATTTTTTTAACTTCTAATACTTTTTCAAATCTATCATCAAAACCTTCTCTATGAGAAATGACAAATATATTTGAATTAGTTACCACATAACTAATAATTTTAATAAAGTCATCAATACCAGAAGCGTCCAAAGAACTATCTAAAGTTTCATCAAAAAAGATTAAATTGCAATTAGCAGAATTTTTTAATCTAGATACTTCTCGCCAAGAAAGAATTGCAGAAAGATTTATTCTTTGCTTTTCTCCTTCGGAAAATGAACTATACGAAAATCCTTCGTGCAATGGGGTATTAATAGTTTCTTTAAACTCTTCATCTAATGTAAAATTGATATATAAATCCATCATTTGAAGGTACTTATTGATTTGATTATTGATAATTGGCAAATATCTTTTGATAATTTTGGATTTAACTCCACCATCCTTCATCAATAGATGGGAAAACTCAAAATAATGAAGAGCTTCAGTACACTTCAAATATTCTTGTTCTATTTTATTTTTATTTTTTATTAAAGTTTTTAATAATTTTTCGTCTTCATTCTGATTTTTTATATTATTTTGTATTTCCTCAATTTCACCAGTTAAAGAAAATATTTGTCTATCTAACAATTTTATTTCATTTTTGTTTGTTTTTATATCAAAATTTAACTGATTAATATTATTATTAATTTGAGTGAAAAGTTTTTCTTTATCTTCCTCTTCTCGTATGAGATTAGTTAATTCCATATATCCAGAATTTATACTAACAATCTCATTGCCAATTTCCTTAATTTTATTGTCTTTAAACTCAACTTGTAAGTCTTGCTTACAAGTCGGGCAAATTGAATTGTGATTAAAAAATGTAACTTCCTCTTCTAGTATCGTTTTCTTTTGAATAAGAGTTCCTTCTATTCCTAAAAGTTTTTTAAGTTTTTTGGTAGAAAATGATATGGTAGATAACTTATCTTGCTCTAGTTGAAAATTATCAAATAGTGTTTCGTG